GCTGGATGTCCCAATCCCCGGCTTTAGGCCAGCGGTAAATCATCAACTCCTGATCGCCAGCCAAATCATCCAACCGCATTTGAACAATCGCAAAGGCATTGGACTCTTCATCCGTGGGCCCCACCGGATCCTCAGCCAAGGCGGCGTGGGCGCGGTTGAGTGCTGCAACCCATAGGTAATGATGGCCTAGTGATGCTTCAGCAAAAGATTCTGCATCATCAAACAGCAGTTGTAGTTCGGCGCGGAAGTCAGTCATTGGGCAATGCCTCTTTTAGTGTTTGTTGAGCAAGTAGTCTCATAGCAGTTTCAAATACTACTGAAACTTCAGCAGGATCTATGCGTACTTCACTATTCAGTTTGTCGCTTTGTTCTTTAATGATTATGTAAACACCACCTCCTTCGTCGTCTAATGATACATGAAGAGATCTTTCGCCATAAACAGGACTTTCATTAGGTGGATGCACAGCAATAGTCAAGATGGTTGTAATAGGATTAGTCATTGAGTTGCTCCAGTGCGCGGCGGATGGTGTTTTCGTGGGCACCGTCAAGGCGGTCAGAGCAGTCGTCAAGTATTGCCAGCGCCTGCTCCTTCAAGCTCGGCGGCTTGGGGCGGCGGGCGGCGCGAAGGCTGGTGCCGTTATGACAGCCGTAACTGGCTGCGTGTTCACCATTGTCCAAGAGCAGACAACACGCCTCCAGCTCCTGGTCGCTGCCCCAGCGGGCGGCTTGATGTGCGATAAACAGCTCATACGCCCACGACTCATCTGATGGCTGAATTGGGCTTGAGACAGACCACCTTGCTACCAGCTCGTTCGGTGGGGTGATTGGTTGGTTAGTCATTGTTCTTCTTTATCAGGAAGTGGATAGGTGTCTAGGTGTTTTAGTAGCCGCCGCAAATACCACAGCGATTTCGATGCGTTGAGGATTGGGTCGTCTTTGTCCCAGATGCGGAGCATGTAGCGCAGCACGTGGCCTTGGCAGTTGCCCAAGACGGGCGTAGGTGCCCGCCCAATGGCGTCTTCAATAATGTCGATGACTTCCATCCGCCCGGTGGTGTAGTGGGACGGGTGGTTTACAGGATCAGGGTCAGGACCGGTCATGGGTGAACAGATGGACCGGTCTACTGTAGCACAGAAGGCCGCTCAGTCCATCCCAGCGCTCCATGCTTCCTCCGCTTGGGCCTTCAGAGCACCCAACTCTGCACTGGTGCGATCTTCCTCGCGCACGCGTATAGATTCAAAATCGTGTCCTTTTGCGTCAAATCCCTGTTTATCACTGGATTCAGCAATAGGACACCCATCCATTTCTACGGGAGGTGTCTCTTTGGCCCTCGCCCCAGCTCCGCCTTCCCCTTCCAAAGCGTCATTAGCAACAGGACACTCCCTGCTTTTTAGGGGGGGTGTCTCATTGCTACTTTCCAGTCCATCACTGCGTTCTACCCCATTAGGACCCCTATACAACAACGCCCCCTGCGCGTGAGAGGAAAGAATTGCTTGGTAATGGTTAGTAGGCCTCCCCCCTCTACCTGGAACGGCCTCTTCAAACGCAACGCAGACCAACCCACGCTTAAGAAGACGCTGGAGCGATTTCCTGATGGCCGTAACGGAGCCGCCACACACCGGGTCGGAGTTCAGCTCCACACCAGAGCGAGTAGCGGGGTAGATAGTCCGCAGACGCGCCAGCACCCGATCAGTGATCCCACTGGGAGCTGCGGTGCTGGAATCCTGCTCAGGAGTCCAGTCCGCCAGCGTGAAGCTGAGGTCAGACTCCTGCCGCATGATCAGCCGCGTCCCACCGCGCCCACTGCGGGATTTCTCGATGGTGACAATCCGCGCATCCTGCCCGGTCTCTTCCAACTGCTTCGAGCTGGGGCGCGAAAGGCTCCAGGTCTCATCCACAGCATCCCGAATAGCCGAGGTGCCCCTAAACCCGCCCTGCTTATTGGCGTGGTGAATGATCAGGATCGTCGCAGCTGGAAAGAGGATCCCGTTGTTCCGGGTCAGCCAGTACAGCGGACTAGCAAAGTCGCTCTTGTTCTCATCAAAAGCCTTGCCCCCACTGCAGCCAATCAACGAGTCGATCACCACCAGCTTGGGTTTGACGTCGTGCATGAGCTTCACGAACTGTGCGTAGCGCTGGATCGACCACTCACTTCGCAGAGTGACCGGAGCATCCATCGGCATCCCAACCTCGTCTAACTGCTCCTGGAGCTGCACCAAGGGCTGGTCACCGTTAAGCAGCAGCACAGGCCCAGCTTGAACTGGAACGGCCTTCCCGCGGATCACAAAGGGCGCTCCGGTGGCAATGTGCTTAGCCAGCGTCCAGGCACTCATGGACTTGCCATCCCCACCTGCCCCATAAATCAGCACCACCGCCGGACAAGGCAACAGATCTGGAATGAGATACTCCCGTTTGAAGTCGGTCTGCATGAGTTCTTTCAAGCTCATGGTGTCCGTCTGCCCCTCAAACTGAATCTGATCAACAATCAGCCTTTCAAGTGCGCTTTGGTCTCTGTACCCAGCCCTCAGCGAAAGCTGGTTGAGCTTGAAGTTCATCTCGGCTGGATTGTCCAGCTCCATGAGAACCTTCGCCTCCCGCATCACCTCATCAAACCCAAGAAGCTCCTGGCGAGTCTTCTGAACTGCCGCCTCAGCGCCCTCAACAATCTTCCTAGTGCTTTCGCTAAACCTCAGCCGCTTGGGATCTTGCTGGTCCGCCAACCAAATCAGCGTCCCCAGCCCAATAGCACCCCCGGCCTTAAAGCTGTTCCACCGCTCTTCACAGGGATTTGCAGACTCCCAAACATCGGAATACTCAACGTCTTCCGCACTCCACGCACTCCACAACGTCAAACCCAACTCGCTGGGTAACACGGAGTGGATCGCCATGCCAACTTTCACCCAGTGGTCATGGCTGCCCACACCCTGCTGAGGAATAACACGCAAACAGTCCTGCACAATCTCAGCAATCTCATCGTCCGAACGGTCGTCTAGCTGGAGCGCCTTGCGGTTCTTGATGAGGCCCTCTCCAACTGGAGTGCCTTTGGCTGCACGCATTTCCGCTATGAGCCACCCTGGAGCCTCAGGAAGGGCCTCTAAGTCGCCAGCGAACCCGTAAGTACCCCTAGGGGCCTTGCCGTCTTGTGAGCCCGGATAAGCCCCGTAGAGAACGCCCTGCCGTCCCCACAAAACTTCATATCCGCCCCTGCTGTCGCTCAACCCAAAACCTTTGACCTCGCTCCAGTGCTCTTCGGGAACTCTGAAGAGGTACTTAGCTGCATTCGCCTTCGTACTTTTAATAACCGGAGCGCCTGTTAAAGATTCGCCCCATTTCTTTAATAAGGCCCCGAGGTTACTATCCACATCGAGGATCACCAGCCCACCACTGCGTGGCCCGGTGAACACCCCAACCGCCCTGAAGACACTGGGGCGCCTTTCAATGACCAGCGCCACATCCTCCGGCCCCAACACACGGTGGTGTGCCTCCTCCAGCGGTGTTTTGCCTTTACTGATCTTGCCTGACTGGAGCGCCTCCCCCTTGGCGTAGATAGGGGTGTAGGCCATTCCGGCGGGCAGTTGCCGCACGAAATCCAGCAGCTCTGTAGCACACAACATGATAGAATCCCAAGTGCAGAGTTAACCGCGACCCAGTGCCCGCAAGCGCTGGGTCGTTTTTATATGGTAGCTGTTGACCCTTGATTCCGCACGTGCTACTGTATTGGAGTACAGCCCACAGAACGCAGTTCATGGGCAACACACCCCAAAACGATCATGGCATTCCTTTCAAAGTCCGCTTCCGCGGCCATCGCCCCCAGAACCGGTGGCGCCTATTTGACCCCCAGCAAAATCGCTGACGGTGGATCGGCCCGCTTTGCCCTCCTCTCCGAAGAACCGCTTGAGTTCTACGAAGCCTGGGGCCAGGATTCTTCGGGCTCCCTCAAGCCTTTCCGGTTCCCACACGAACCCACCCCCGAGGAAGTAGTGCTGGAACTGGGGAACTATGAGCCACGCACCCGCGACAACGGCAGCCTGGACGTTAAGTTTTGCATCGCTTTGCCCGTCTATCACTACGAAGACGTAAAGGTCAAAGTTTTGCAACTCTCCCAGAAGTCAATCATCTCCGAGCTGGATCAAATCGCCCAGCACGAAGACTTCGAGGATCTCCTTTCATGGGATTTCACCCTGGGACGTACCGGCTCCAAGTTGACCACCGTCTACACACTCCGTGCCGTACCCCGCAAAGCCGCTAGCCAAAAAGCTTTAGAAGCTGCTTGGACCGACACCACGGCTGCCGGATTCGACCTGGCTCGCCTACTGGTAGGAGGTGACCCTTTCAAGGCCTAAGTACCGTGGCCTCCATCTAGGGGGCCTTTTTTGTAGTAATATAAGGTGGGAAGGAGTATTTTTGTGTTCTTACAAGGGTGCTCTGGGCTGGAGCAGGACAACAGCGGCCCTTTCAGGGTGTACCGCGACCCGACTGGAAAGGTTTTCCACTCCGTCACCCATATTCTCAAAGAGACCGCAGATAACGATGCACTGGAGCGCTGGAAGGCCCGAATGGGCGACCGGGCTGGAGTGCTGAGCAGCGTAGCCACCACCCGCGGCACCCGCGCCCATTCAAGGGTGGAATGGCGCCTCAAAACCGCCCGCAAGCTCGCGCTTGCAGCGCTCGCAAAGAGCACTGGAGCGACTACGGACGCCCTATTGTGCGAGCGTAGCTCGCGTATCCCGTCTAGCATCTGGACCTGGGCCCTAAACAAGGCCTACCAGAGCAAACCCCCAAAGCTAGACCTTTCAAGCGTCGCCTATGGCCGCTGCCTCGATGAATGGCTGGAGAGCAACTGCTCCGGCGAGGCGGCAGTGGAATTGAGAATCAATTGCACGCCACAAAACTTCACATCCGCGTACTGTGATGGCTGGGCTGGAACGTTTGATGCTGCTTTGTACCTTCGGGATCGGCCTGGCCTGTGGCTGGTGGACTGGAAGACTTCTGCAAACCGGCGTGGAGCGGACATGCTCTCCGATTATTTTGATCAGCTTGGCGCCTACAACGCCGGAGTCCTGCAGCACAACCCCAGACTGGAGGGTTTCGCCGGAGGTGCGGTAGTCATCGCCCGCCGCGCAGGCCCACCAGACGTGCATTGGCTAGAACGGGATGAGCTGCTGGCGCGAACCGGCAGTTTTGCTGCGCGTTTCAAGCGCTACACCGAGGCATTAGAGGCCGGTACCGAGCAAGTGTGAAGAAATATCACAGACCCTGTTGACTCTGGCTGGAGCGCCGTTTAGTGTGGCGGAGTCGTTCGCTTGCTTCGCAAGCTCACAAAAGCCTTTCATGACCAATCCAACTTTTGCTGCCACCCACGCAGCCGCTGAAAACCTCCGTATGGAGGCCCACTATCCGGGCTGGTGCGCTATGCAGCCCGAGATCAGTGCCGCCATGGCGCAAGCTGACCGTGACGCCGACATCCGCGAATCAATGGGCTGGGAATGCGACGAAGGCGGCTGGAGCGCTCCCGATCCGTTCAACCCTGACGGCTTCGCCATCCTCGAATCGGACTGGCAAGCCGAAACCGGACTGCCATTCCCCGAGGATATGAACGACGGCGATCGCTGCTTTCTGGCAGTCATGTATGCAATGGGCCAGGCTGGAGCGGATCCCTACGACCGGGCTATCGCCGCTGCCAAAGCGGTGGCGGTGTGGATGCACAACCTGCACCCCCAGACCCACGCATACCAGGGCGTGGCCGGTGGGTGGTTAGCCGATGCGCTAGGCATGAAGTTCATGGACATCATTGACTGGAACGTGACTCATAGCCTTTCATACAAAACTGCCATGAAGGCTCGCTCGCTTGCTACGCAAGCTCGCAAAGACCTTTCATGCGAGCAAGCTCGCAAAGACCTTTCATGAAAACCTTTCATAGCGCCACTGAAGAAAAAACCTTTCATAGCGCCACTGAAGAAAAAACCTTTCATAGTGTCCCCCTCGATGCTGGAGGGTGTGTTAGTTGTGACCATGTTCTGCTGGGTAATGGCGGGCTGGTGTGTGGCATCGATCCGTGGCTGCTGGAGCGGGAGGTGACGGCGGACGGTGCGCGC